ACTAATGCTCTCATCAACATAATTATGTCTGGTAAAGCGTCAAGAACAAGAGGTAAAGCAAATGCAATACCGATTGCTATTTCCTCTCCTAATTTTTTAATCTCCGGCATTAAATCCGATATTGCATTCATTATGTCATCACCAAATGCGTCAGTTAGTTTAGTTAGCATTATGGTAAGTGGTCGGCCTATCTCAATCATAGCCTCTGTTATCCTCGACATAAATAGCCTCAAAGATTCTAATGCTGAACCTCCATCCTCAACATTTCTTTGTAATGATTCGGTATATTCATTAGTTGCACCTGTGGCATTTTGTGTTTCTTCAACTAAGCCATGAAATGATTCACGCTGACTCACTAAAGATGCAATAGCAGTTCCACCCCTCACACCAAACACTTCTAAAATTTGTGTTGTTGTAGCCCCGCTTGCCGCCAACTGGTCTAACACATCACCTAACGATGTGATACCAACAGTTTGTTGTTCGATGGTTCGCAGTAATTCTGTTGATTCTTCCTTCATCTCTTTCTCTTTCGCCGTTACCTGTGATAACTTATGTTGTTGAATAGTTCTTTCTAAATTTAATTCCTGTTCCGATAAAGCAAGAGCCGAGTTTGCTTCTTCTAATCTGGTAATTGTTTTGAGTTCTTGTTCCGTTAAATCTCTATTTTGTCTTGAGGCTCTTTGTCTAATTTGAGCAATAGCAAGATTATTTCTTTGTTGATTGATTGAAGTTTCAGTTAAAGTGTCATTTAGAGCCTTCAATTCAGTTTTGAGCATCATGCTTTCACGGGTTGCTCTATCGAGTTCAATAGTCAAAGACTTGAATTGGCTTTCTGCCGCTTTTCCTGAAGGCGACAAAACCTTGACATTCAAACCTAAATCATTCATGGCTCTCGTAGCATCAAATGTTGGTTTCAACAATTTGTTGATTGCCATTCTCAAACCTGTTCCGGCAATAGTTCCTCTCAAACCTGCATTACCTAAAGCACCAACTGCGGAGGCAGTTTCTTGAATACTAATACCTGCGGAGAAAGCGACTGGTGCTACGAATTTTAGACCTTCACCCAAAGAAACAATATCCACATTTGACCGAGTAAATGTTCTTGTTAATACATCGGACACCAAGCCGAGTTGGTCCATTTCCATGCCGAATGCTTTGACACCTGCAATACCAATGTTAGTTGCAGTTTGAATATCAACTCCACCGGCAATAGCGAATTTAACAAGGTTCTCCAATGCCCTATCGCTAATCATCTCGTCTGCGGTGACACCTGCAATAGCAAGTTTATTTGCGGCTTCACCGACCTCTGCCGCAGTAAATCGTGTGCTTTTTCCTATATCTCGTATCGTGCCTTCTAATTTGTTTAAGTCACTACCCGTTGAACCTAAGATAGCACCTGTTCTTGCCAAAGTGTCGTTAAATTCAATGAAAGTTCTAACTGACTGATTCAAAAATTGAACCATCTTAGTTGCACCAAATGCGGCAGCACCTACTGCGATACCTGCGAAAGACGCTCTGGCAACTGTTCCAAATCTGGAAGCACTACTACCTGCAATATAGAAAGCCTGTGAAAGAGCATTTAGACTGGCTCTCGCTTTCTTGGTATCAACATTAACGCCAACTCTTGCATCTGTTCCAACCAAGCATCAGCACCCCAATAAGAGAGGGTTGGAAAACATCACCTTTTACGGTTTGCTCTGTTTTTTCGTTTGACGCTTTCACTATAAGCGTTTAATAAAAATGTTGCATCTCGTATATCCATATCTCTAAACTCTTTTGGAGTCAAAGATGTATATACTAAAAATTCATAAAAAGCGAATCCGTTGTCGCTTATTGCGTATTTCCCAATTCCCCCAAAACACCACCACCGTTGATTTCTCCGATGGAGGACATTATAGAGGAAGATAATGCACCCAAATGTGTTAGAGGTAGTTTAGACATTAAACCCCATGTGATTTCTTTATCGCATTTTTTCATCATTTCACAAATCATAACTAATCCCAAAGCCTCGGCTTTGTCAGCATCATTTGTGTGCTTTCTAACCGCAGGATGAAACTTCAATGCTTGATACTCCGATGTAGTTAATGGCATTATGTCTATGGTGTCTTTTGGAATCCATTCTAAATTAGAAACATCAACTGTTACTGGTTGGTCAGCGTTTTCAAGTGCTTCATTAAGCCATGACATAAATAACCCTTCTCATAACACCTATATGAAGGTATAACATCAAGACTGTCGTGCGAAAGTAAGACCTTCAAATGACGCATTAATCATCAATGCACCCTCTGCACCGGCCTCAACTCCCTCAACTGATAAATCAGTGAAAATGCAATTAGTAATTGTATAAGTGTTCGCCCCTACTGCGCCGTCATTGTCAAATTCTAATTCAAACATTGTGTTACCTACGAAAGCGGCCATTAAGGTTGCATCATCAACACCCCATGCTCGCTTCAAAGTTCCTGATACTGCGAATAATCCTCTTGTATGTGCGGTAGCAAAACTACTACCAAGAGTAACATATTTTCCAGTCTGTGCGGTTAGGCTAAAATCGCCCGATACGAAGGCTTGTATTGCAGTGCCACCCGAAGGGGTCATTTTAATTACTGCGCTTGTTCCTGTAAATGCGTGAACTGACATAGCCCTATCTTACAAACACATAGGTTATAACGATTATTGACCTGACGCTAAATCCTTCAAGGTATCACTAACTGCAAGTATTTCTTGACGAAGCCTGTTTTCATAAGCAGTTTTTATTTGCTCATCACTAATTCCTGATTGAGCGGCGAGTAATTCAACTGCCACCAAAGTTCTCAAAACCTGTTGGTCTTGGTCTGTCATACCTAATGCTTCATGTGCTAGTTCTGTAAAATCGCTCATAGTTAAACTTCCTTGATTGCCTCTGTTGCTACAACAGTTGTATTATTCCCATCAATAGACTCTAAGACTGCAAACTGACCTTTCTCATGCTTGCTGACTTTCACCTGTGTAGTAGTAGTACCGAATACGCTTAAAACGGTTTTCAATGATTCGGTGAAAGCAACTTTGAATGGTTCTCCGTGAATATCCATCTCAAGTGGAGTCCAAGACCTAACTTGTTTGCCCGACCAATGACCTGACCGAGCCTCGCCCTTCTTATCAAAAGTAATAACCACATACGGGGCTTTGGCAGTCAATTGTTCATGAACTCCTTTTCTTAATTCTTGAAGTGAAATCGTAGCACTGTGAGTTGCCGGTTCATTATCAAACATTGGAAATAATACCTGACCTTTCTCATTTTTTGGCATGAGCCACCTATCGGGAATAATAAGGCAGTCCTCTTCCTCTGCTGGCATGACCTCTGCACCGCCGTTGATTTTGGTTGATATTGAAATTGGTTGTGAAGCATTTGTTGAAATTCTAACCATCTCGCCTCTTGACTTGGCTCTTACAATGTCGCCTAATTCTTTTGGGTCAGCCAATAATACACATGGCTCTTTGACTTTCAAACCACTAACCGGCCACCTTGTCAGGATTGCTTGCATTGTCTTGGCAACATTGAGTCCACTAATACTAATGCCCTCGTTTTCAAAGAGTATTTTGACTGGCACTGGTGGAGAATCCATGCAAACTGCTGATAGCAAATTGGCAAACTCCCCGCCATTAACTTGTATCATACAAGTCCGACTTACTTTGGAGTTAGGTGTCAGCATACCCTCTAACGGGTAGCCCACCTACTTTAAGCGATTGCGATTTGTAGGGCTAAAATTTCTTGGCATAATAATTGTAAATTGACCATGAACATTTTTCTTCAACCATTTTCCAGTTAATGTGCTTCTTCGGTATGTTTCTCTCATTCTCGCTCGCCTCTGTTTAATGGTAGTAACCACTACTATATAAGTATGTCGCCTATTCTTCATCATAAGCGTCGGGGTGAGCAAGCCATGTTTTTTGAGGATATTTTGTTCGACCATCAATACTGGCAACTCTTACAGTTCCAGCGCAGTAAAACAAATGTGTCTTCTTGGCTAAGTGATTCGATAACCTATTCATCTCAAATGGTTGCTTGGGTAGTGTAAGAATTTCGCCTGTTGTCATTGGAGTTCCTTCGGGAAAAGTTGCACCCTCATTTATCATACATTTCCAAAGACGCTTGACATTTCGACCATCGGATTTTCCCAGTCTTCCTTTCTTCCGTGTACCATATTTGGAAGAAGGAACGGTATCTTCATCAGTCGGTTTCTTGCTTTTCTTCATCTCCTGACTCCTTTGGCTTCACAATAAGCATTCTTTGGGGTTTGTGAATTTGTGTTCTCTTAATTGCCTCTGCTACATCATCGGGTAAAATAGGTAAAACTCTATCAACTGCGGCATTAGATAACGATACCATAGTTCCGAATACTGTTGGCGGCACTAACCGTTGCACTTCGGCAGGAATATATGACCTTCTCGTTTGTTCTCGCCATTCAACCGACCATTTTTCGGTGTCTAACTTACATTCGGACACTGGCATTTGATAGTCAAAAATTTCAGTTTTGATATGATTGTCAATGTCTTTCTTTCTCTTTTCAAGCATAGCCTTGCTTGCTTTGATTGTAGCCAATTCATCTAACAAATCGTCTGTATCTCCACCTAATGTAGGTGTTAGCATATCCCAAGCCCCGTTTTGCATCAAGTCCTGTGCTTTAGGACAAAGAGGGGCGTAACTGCACCACTGGCAACCTTTGCCGATAGTAGCCGGAACTTTAGTCCAGTCGCTTGAATCTATTGATTTGATATTCTCATATTGACCATGAAGCCAGTCCTTGAAAGTTTCAAGTCTTTCATCCGACCAAACGGTTGATACTGTTCCATGCCTCATCAAATCAAAAGTGAATTTCAAAGGTCTATCCGGCCACATTTCTCTTGCTACGCATAGGTAAATCGCCGCTTGTATGCTATGGTCGGCTTCACCTTGAGTTATGTCTAATCTCTGTGTTTTATAATCAACCAATTCAACTGTTCCATCAGGGTGTTCGATAATTAAATCAACAAATCCTAAAACTGGTGTTCCTGTTCTTTCAAGGAAATAAGGAGCAGTGTGTTGCCCGAATTGCATTTCAACATAGAGAACTCTAACTGGGTCACGGCCTCGACGGTCAAACCATCTCTTGAGCATCCTTTTTCCATCTTCATAAAATGCCAAATCAACTTCACGCTTGGCGGATATTTCATTGTATAGTGTCATCAACCTACCAAACTTAGGCGGTGGTGTGTCACCATTCTCGTCAGGTCTTCGCCATTCTTCAAAAGCATCGTGAACATTGTTACCCATTCGCCCTGCTTGTGAACTATCCCTATGATTCCCAATATCCTTCAATGCCTGTGCATCAGCAGTAGGGGTTTCATAATGAAAACAATACTTCAACTTACAATCTTGAGCGGTCTTCAATCGGCTCGCTGAAATGTAAGGAACTCGCATTTAGATTACTCCGTTGATGTAGCCTTATCAACTGCCTTCCAAAAGCGTTCCTGTGTTGGGTTCTCCAAACGGAACGGTTTACACGCTCTGGATTTCTTAATTGCAGCAAAATGCCTCGACTCCAATGAGCCACCTTTAGTGCGTTGTTGTTGAGTCATTTCAACTATCCAGTCAAATAACGGGTCGGTCATATCTGGTCGCCCTGCGGCCAATACAACACGGTTCTCGTTAGGTGTTCCGTAGTTCTCTGTCTTAGTCTTCAATAAAACAGTTGATAGGAAATGGTAGCCATAGATTTCACCTGCTATCTTCAATCTCTCATATGGAGAATAGAATAGTTTGTTGATTACCTTGTAAGCGTGCATTTGTCCTTCGGCATAAGCAGGTAGTGTCTTTTTACCTTGACTCATAGCCTCTTGTTGTCTTGAGAGCAACAACTCGCCTTCGGACATACCATGTACCGATGTTGAATAATGTTCTCGACAAGCCAAGTAATATGCACCTTCATTCTCCATGACCATGACTCTAACACCATCGGGGTGTTCTTCTCTGTGTTGCCTCATCAAATCAATGAAAGCCATTGACATATCATTTACTTCGTCAGGAGTTCTGCATACTTTTCTTAATATGCGGGGTCTAAGACTTGGTGCAACAATCTCATCTCTTGCTATCAAATCGGCTTGTCCTTCCAAGTCACAATCAACAATACACATCAAAGCCTCTTCGGGTTTGACCTGTGAGCCTTTTTCATTAAAGAATTGTAATGCGAAGGTGGATTTCCCGCTACCGGAGAATCCTTGTATCTTCATGTGTCTTGTTCTATTCTTAATCATACTATCGCCAGTATCACATGATGCGATAAGCGAAGCGTAGTTGTCAGCCTTCTTTTTACTTCGTGCCATAAGTAAAGAGTTAATACCCACCTATATAAGGGGCATCAATCCCAAATCTCATCGAAGGTAGGTTCTCTTGCTTTACCTTCAAGCATTTTTGTTATCATTCTAAAGTTGGCAATTTCAATTTTTCTAACTGATTCTAATTGACGGCCAATTCTTCTTGCTATGTGAGCAGGTCTTTCACCGTCACAATGTAAGTTTTCAGGAGAAAGTTTGCAGTCTATATCTAAGATATGTGCCAAGCATCTTTCTTTCTCTTCATTCAATTCGTAAATCTCCCAGTCTTGCAGGGTTCTGTTGGGGTCGCCTTTCATGCTTCTTGTCGCCATGTTTAAGCCTATATGATGCCCCTATATAACAGTATCGACTATAATAGGTGGGGGCAACCTTCATGTGTATGGCAAAAATACAAACCCAAATCCCCCGAAGTAAGTTGTAAAGGTTGCACCCCATGTACGGGGGTGGGTGGCCGTCAGTAGTCTGGAGGGGATGAAGAAACCGCAAAAGAAACAAAAATACCCGCCTTGATGAAGGCAACTACCAACGCCCGATAACTGGTTCATCAATCCCAGTCGTCATCCCAGTCGTCATCGTCGCCAGTAGTCCATTCACCATCGGCTTTCGCTTCCGGCTTCTTGGAGGCATCAGTAGTACCTTTTGGCTTAGACGCTTGAGTAGGTTCTTCCTTGACTTCTTCCTTGACTTCTTCCTTGACTTCCTCTTCCGAGTCGTCATCGTCGTCGTCGTCAAGGTCAATAGTTTCAACAGTGTCATTGTTGAAGTATGAAGAAGCATCGTCGCCCGAATCGTCACCTGTGTTTGGTGTTTCAGGTTTTGGTGGTGCGATTGTAATAATTCCAACTGCACATTCTATTGTAGCCGATAACCCGTATTGGTCGGACATTGAAGTTGTTATCAGTGCCAATACTTCGGAGTATTTACCAAAAGCATTAGCAGTTGAAGATGAACAAAGAGCATTGAGTAATAGGTTTTCACCGGACTCAATTGCTTCAATAGTCATTGTTGATTCGTCTTTCAGCAACATTTTACCAAATGTATTACCTGTTTTAGACTGTTGAACACCCGAATAAGAAACGGTTGCTTCCACCATGCGGTAGTCATTTCTATTTCTGGATATATCATTTTCCAATTCAGCAATAGGTGTTACATCGTAAGTATCACGGAGTAGTTGAACCTTGTCACCATGACCATCAAACTCTTCCTCAACAAATACTGTCATACCCGATAGAGGGCGTAGGTCAAGAATATCAAGGTCAAGGTTTCGACATGAAACTGGCGCACTGTATGTTCCATTTTGAACAATGTCGTCAGCCAAAGAAGCGTCTTCATCCCATAGACCCATCTTGAAAAGAGCCGGTGACATAGTGCTATCTCCATCTTCAATTACAACAGAGCCAAATACATTAGCCATAGCACGGCCATTTCTTAGTATTCTGGATTCACAAGACCAAATATCTAAGTGAGCCACATAGGATTTTTGCCTTAGCATTGATGAGAGGTCGGACATAATACAATTCGCTACAAATCTCTGTGCGCTTGCAGTCTTGATTCCGCCTAAGTCAGCAATTGAATCTTTTAGTTCCTGTGCTTTTTTCTTAAACATTAGAGCGACGGGTTGTTCATCTTTGAATATCCCGTTTTGAACGCCCTTGTCAATGAAAGGTTGCAGTCTTTGTTTTACGCTTTTTGGTAGTGTTGCTTTTTTCGCCATATTATCACTTCGTATTCTGTCCTATTATCCACACCTATATGAATGAATATCTTAATCCTCATCTTCCATGTCGTCAATTTGAGCATTTAGCATGGCTTCCCATAGTTCGTCATCTTCGGGTGCTATCTGCTTTGAACTTGTTTGAATATTCTCGATAACTTCCCTACGCTTGCTTAGTTTGTCGGTGGCTATGTTTTCACCACTAAACCATGCTGAACCTGAAAATAAATTCGTTTTATGCTTTGAATCACCAATTACTTCATCTATCAATGTCTTTTTGCCTTGAGGTCTAAGATAGGCAGGTAGGAACAGTGACCGCCAAACGCTTGATTGTTCTTTAGTACAACCGATTGACTTTAGATTATCTTTATCCGACCCTTTGATTGGATGAAGTATTTTTGCTTTTACTGCCTGTTGTAAAATATCATCGTATTCGGTTATTATCTCCGGTAGTTTGTTTCTCGCTGCTTCAACAAATAATGGTGCAAGTGCATAATCATCCATCAATCCTGCTTTGGATTTGACAATTTTGTAAGTCTTTCTGCCGCCGCCTCTGCCGCCGCCTCTGCGACTAACTTCAACCAACCCTGCATCTTCTAAGGTTGGCAGGTGCTTTTCCTTCAAGGCATTCTTAGTGGTGCTAAAAGCGTGAATACTCAACCATTGTAGTATGTTGTCCTCTGTGAGAGAACGCCTTGCTTCTTGCATAGCATTCATTTGTTGAAATATAGTCCAAGTTCCGTCAGGTACACCCGACAAACTGGCTCTTAGAACAAGGTCACAAAGAAGTAGGCCAATGACATTATCTTCAATTGATGACAATAAAAATTCTTGTTCGTCATCTGTTTTTTGTACTGGCCGTTGGTTTTGATGCAACAAAGTAACTGCATCTATTATTGACAATACCTTGCCTATATCCCTTTGGTGTTGAGCATTTCTTGCAGGGAAGAAGTCAGCCATTAGAGGGGCGAATATGTTCCTAACTTTGTATTGAGTTAGTCCGAGCATAGACGCTTGTAGTAGTTTCAAATCTGGATGAATAGTAAATTTCTCCGGTCTTGCTTTTTGCATCAAAGCATTCTTAACAACATTATCAACTTTCTCAACTGTGGTATCGGGAGTCATAATCAATTGACGGGTTATCTGTTCAGCCTCGCTTGGATTTCTTGTAGTCAGGGTGATAAATGATGGCCTTCCTCTAATGATGAAGTCCTTTGTTTCTATTTCACCCGATAACTCATTCTTGATTGGAGTTTTCCAAACTAACTCATCATCGTCACCGCTCATAATCGGTTTCATCTTTTTGATAAAAGCGTATGATTCATCCTTTTCCAAGACAACAATGCAACGCCCATCAACATTAACAATGAAGTTACCTTCCTCATCAATCTCATCGTAGTCGTACTTCAATGCCTCTTTCGATGCACCCGCTAAAACCATAATCATACTCTTAGGAAAACCGTTTCTCGCCGTCAGGGTCATGTATGTTTTTCCACTGGCCGACTGTCCTATCATTTCAAGATTAAGTGGATTGTCGGTCTTACAAGACAAGAAAACAAGGAAGGTTAGCATGAGGTTTGCATCATCACCAACAAACGGTGTTTCTCTTGATTCGTGGAGGATTGAATTTACCTTATCGAGCAAATGTCTTTCTCCCAAAAAATTACTAATGGTATTCTCATCAATAGACCCGTAGGTGCTTTCTTCACCTTCAAATGTTTCAGTTTCGACTTGAATTTTATCTTTCATTGGTGCAGGAGTATATTTTCCATCCCGAAGTATAGTTCCGGCTTGCAGGAAGTCATCTGTAAAATCTTTAGAATCAACAATACCTGCGCTCTTAGCAAGTCGAGCAATTGAATGTTGGGATAGGACATTTACCTTGCCCTGTGGCTTTTCATCTATCTCGACTGCAAACTCCATCCTGCCCTTTGTTGATGTAAGGAAGGTCAAAGATATGCTTATGTCGCCCGATTCAAACTCAAATACGGTTGAAGATTCGGGGGATTGTTTTACTTCAAGGTCAGTCGCCATATCTGTCAAGGTGCATACCCACCATTATGAATTAATCCTTCAAACCATTCTCTTTAGTTTATACATATATGTTATCTGTTATGTGTGTGTGTTAGTATGTGTTGTAGTATGAATAATTAGGATAACCCCCCGTAGGGGGGTTAAAGAATCAGACAATTGCAGGGTTTGAACCGTCAAGGTCTTTCAAAACTATATGCAAGAAAAACACTTGGCGACAAAAACACCAATTAATTGTAATCATTAATATTGAAAAAGATGTGCCTTGCCCGCCCGTTCTATCTCACCATCTGCCGCTCAACCGAGCGAGAGCCTTAACTGTCGGGGGCAAGGACTTTTTTGACACACTTTCCTTTCCGTACAGAGCCTCCGCCCATTCCCCCCGTCGAGGGTGGATTCGTAGGTTGTGGTCCGGTATTGCAGTCGTTTCATGTGTCGGCTACAAACAATGGTAGTGACCACCCCTATATAAGTATATCGCCTATTAGTTAGATAATTCCAACGCTAACTGCAAAGTCTTAGTCAAATCAGGTGATTCTCTTCCCACATTTAGTGTCATTGAAGGTGGGCTATCAACAGTCATATTCCACGACACACCCATGATTCTATGTATTCCTGATATTCCAGTCGTGGCAAATTCCATAGCGTCACCAACTCTAATATCGAATGTTGAAGGTATTCCATCAACTGAATATCTAACCTTTGCCCTACCTATGTTTGATAACATTAGTTTGGCAAACCTCTCCGCTTGAATATTATTCGTTATTGAAGATTCAGTAAATATTTTTTGAACGGGTCTTGTTGGATATTGTACGCTACCAATGTTCGGATAAGTGAAGTTTATTCCGGCAGTTTCATTCATCACAACTACAACATTGAAAAAATCCAAATCTCCTTTATCTTGCTCAACATAAGTTGGGTAAAAATCCAAAGGCTTACTTGTTCTTCCGGTAGCCGTTAATTCTCCACCCCTTAGAGGTTGTAAATTGCTATCCGCCAAATCTTGTAATATCCTAATGTTGATAAGTCCAGTTTTCTCTGCTCTCAAAGAATGTATTTTTGGTGCGGAGTTCATGAATTGTAAAACTGATTGACATGCACTTAGAATTGTTTTATTTGCTACGCTCAAGGAGTTAGGAACAACTACATTTGATTCAACAATTATGCTATCAATTGGAATAGGAACGGAAGAACCCGCTATCAGGTTTTTTAGTATCGCTAAACCATCACTTGTTGAAATAAGTTTACTGGATTGAACTATTTCATTCGATAAGTAGCCCAATGTATCTAAGCAGGTCAGGGTGATTGACCTTGCCGTTTCTTGTATATCCGATACATAACCTGTGTAAATCAAAGGTGGATTAGCCCAATTATTCGGTGAAAGATAAACTTGAACTGTATCTCCGACATTGACAATTCCTTCCCTCCTTCCTTGAATGCTTGAAATTGAAATGTTCATACTGCGTGGTGTATTCAATCCTTCCGAGCATGATATTGAAGTTATGCCCTTCAATAACCCTAAGCCATTAACTACAACCATAGGGCAATTTGGTATTCCTTCATCTTCCGATATTTGACCATAGATATTACGATACAATACTTGCCTTGACCGTGCAAAAAATACTCTGTGTTTCCAACCATTTCTCAACCCGCCGAGTCTAAGTGACTTCGGCCTAAATTGATATTTCAGTCCTTCGGGATTCCACCCGCCGTTTGTAAAGCCTAAATCCCCCAAATCAAATTCTAAGCCTCCATCTTGAACAGAGGAAGGTTCACCGTTTGAAAATGGAGTTGTAGTAAAAGCAAATCCACCCCTTGACCCACCGCCTCTTCTGGTTGTCAAGTCATTTATGTCGCCAATTGGTGAAGATGAATAGGCGTGAAACCCCATACCTGCAACATCACCGCTACCTATGTTACCTCCCCCTCCAACGCCCGAAGCGAATATTTGGGGGTCAAATGGTCTTGGCACGGCTAAACTTGTGTAGCAAACTGTTTCTATCCTGTCTTGAAGATAATTACCGCCTATATCGGAAGGAAATGGTATCAAAGATAAACCAAAATCGCTCGGATAATGAATTGGCCGCTCCATCATTTCTTTTTCACTTACAGATTGGGCTATTGGGGTTGATAGTTTTTCATTCTCTTGGAGTTCATGTGTTACAGTTTCAGCGTAGGTTCTTGAAACCCATCTGGCAATAGCAGTTCTTGGTATTCTGTGGTCTTGACCTATTTCCTCTATGTCCTGCTTCATTTCATCGGGAGGTAGTATGTAGGAAAAGCCGTCTTCCGGCTTCCTAACAATCCTGTTATACCTCTCAATAGCATCGGACATATTGTATGGTTACTGGTTATCGTTATTAACCATTTTAGGCATAAACGATTTACCCTCGCCTCTTTTACCGATGGTCGAAGTGTCAGTGGGTGTGGTGAAAGATTTACCTTCATTTCTCATGCCTGTTAAACAATACATAATTTTCCCTTTCTCTGCATTCCACGCATAAACTGTGTCACCTACTACTAATCTTCTAACTGCTCCTTGTTTTCTGTCCATGTTACAAGATGGGAGGCCACCCCTATATAAGACTACCGCCTATTTTTCCACCAACTTAGATTCTTATCCCAAATAAAATTACACCGACGACATTTTATCTGAATTTTATCGCCAAGTGAAAAACCTCTAACAGTTCCACCTTTGCATTTGGGGCATTTCACATTATCAACTCGTACTTCTCACTATAATTTATCTTTGGAAGGTCATCAAACCTTGTCTGTATTTCTTCCATGTGTTTCATGAAAAGTAAAACGGTTTGCTCAATGAGTTCTTCTTCATCAAGGTTTAAACTCGCCAAAGCCGCCCTTTCTTTATCATGTTCCTTCGCCATTTTTACACGGAAAATTTCTATATCCACATCTCTCTTTTTAATCCCAGTTTCAATGACTTTTTCTCCATATTCATTGGTAACGATTTGTGAGTAACGCATTGAATCACTTGACTTAAATAAGGCAATCAAACGCTTTTCATATTCTTCTAAGTCTATTTCATCAGCAAGGTGTAATTTTGTAAGATTGGTTTTTGCTTCTTCAAGTTCCTCGTATTCTCGCTTCCATTCTAAGTGTTTCCTCTCCGCATCTTCAATAAATTTTTGGCTTCTTTTTTTATCTCTAAAACTGGATATAGCAACAAATGGAATTATGATTGGTAAAAAAACAACAAAGATGCATATATATGCAATTATTCCAAAAATTATAACCACAAACATAAGTAAAAACCCTTGCCAAGCACCTTCAAGACTTCCTGTTACAAAAAAACCCAGTATCGGGAAAAGTAGTATGAAGATTAAACCTCCTATCCTGTCCTCTATGTCTTGTTCATTCATTTTTAATCACCTTATCGTATCTATCTAATAATATCTTAGCCAAATCTTCTTGACCCAAATGATGTATTATTGTGATAGCATCTATTGCTATTTTACTTATTGAATCATTCATCGTTACGCCACCATTCAGGTTTTGCTCTGTTCTTATTCCAACCAATAGTGGGTCGGTTTTTATCTCTAATGTAATATTCTCTGTTAGCCTCAACGCCACATTTCCAAATCTTAGAATCTCTTAAGTCATCATGACCCTTGAAACATCGTGGTGGTTTTGATATTTTACCTCGTTTGATATATCGTCTTAGTTTTTGAGAGTCAATCATCATCAAACCATTATAGCAATAATGTTCTTTACCAAATCTGGATTTAAACTCTTTACACAATGCCAATCCCCATTCCAAGACCCAGTTGAAGTTATTTCTTGTTTGCATAGTCCACTTTGTCGCAGGGTGGTTGGGATAACCGCCTTTATGTGGTTCTCCGGTTGATTGAGCCAACGGTAGCAATTCTTGGGGGCATCCATTATCTCTAAGACTTTGAACAATCATTTGAGTTGCTTCACTTGGCATTTTGACAATGTGAGGGTCGGCTAAATCTAAAGCCGCCAGTCGTGGGTCGTGGTTGGTGTAAAAAATATTCATACTCAAGCCTCCATGTATTCTTCAAAGATGTACTCTTCGGTTTCTATTCTAATTTTTAACACTAATTCATTCGACATTACAAATTCCTCCTATTACTACAATTGGTATCTGTCGGTGATTTGCTTTCGCCAACTCAACTGCGCTATCTTCATCAGGTATGCTACAATCAACAAGTGCCATGTAAAACATGGCTTTGCTAATGAACTTCATCGGGCTATCGCCTTCCGGCATCTTAAACTTTATCGGGTTCGTCATATACACCCCTAATTGGCTGACCTATATAACAGTTGTCCTATTTTATTTGTCTTTTCAGCCAGTTAGGACATTCCTGTATATTGCCCCTAAACCATGTTGGCAACAAATGACCGTTATTGCGAGCAAACCTTTGCCACCCACCGTCTAAGATGAACAAGTGTCCTACATCGTCAGGAGTTCTTACTACCCTACCTGCACCTTGAACAATTGACAAAGCCGTTTGAAGTTGATACCATTTTTGACAAGGGGCATTACAAGTGAAACCTGCACCGCATAAATCACCACTATACTTACTCGGAGGCTGATACGGACATGACGGAGTATCTTCATGCACCTTTCTCCACGCTAACTCATCTTGCATCATGCGCTCTGCTATAACCGCATCATTGGTGGGTAGGTATGGTACTTTACATATCACAAGCCATTCCGCCAGTTTTCCTTTGAAGTCAAAGCCTTGAGTTACATAAGTTGATATTAAAACCAAATCATCTTTGTCATTAGTAAAAAATTCTTCCAACGCTGATTCTCTTGCTCTCGCATTTCCATCATGTGTTATTATTCTATCACCGTGACCTCGCTCTGTCAGTCCTTTGACTAACTCTTTTCTTATCGCATGGCTATGAGGAAGAATAACCCCCCTCTTGTGAGGAAATTTGTTCATGATAGCATCTATTGCATTCACCTGTCTTGGCAGGGTGTGTTTTCTTTTAGCCCATGACATAGAGCCACATGGCGCATAATAGACATTGAAATTTTCACTTGGGAATGGTGACTTTGTGATATTGATATACAGAGTCTTTTGAGCATCTAATCCTAATCCGTGAAGAAATGTATCAATGTCAAGTATTGTAGCCGATAGGAAAATTCTCTTTTTGGCTACCATTTCCAAAATCTCTGACGCATAATCTCTAACTCTAATTGGTTTCAAACAAAGATATGTGCCGTATTTGGAGTTATCAAATGAAATATGCACATTGTTTGGTTTGAGTAAAATGTCAAACGCAGTTTCTATTTTGCTAACTGCTTCTCTTATCTTTTCAACTTCTTTCTCGTTTACTGTCAAGCCTAAATCATCTTCGGCATCGGACAATACTTTACGGGCTACCTTTATTCTATCCCCTATCTCAACCTTCCAGTCTTGAGGCGTGAAGTGTGAAGGAAATTTTTGACCTGCGCCAAATATCCTATGCCATTCTTTCTCCGACAATCTAACTTCCAGTAAATCATTCATGAAACCCTCCATGTCATGTGCTTCATCAATAATAGCAAAATCCCGTTGGTCGAACTTGGTTCTTCCTTTTATTGCTCTAAACATATACGCAGGGTTGCTAAGAGTCAGGCGTGCATCCTCTGCCGCCCACCTTTGTTCGTAGTAAGGGCATGGTTCTTCCACATCACGCTTCGCATGGCGACATGAACCCGCTTTAGTCCAACAAGGGGCTGACTTAGCCGTTCCTGTTCGTACCCAACAAGGGAAGTTATCTCTTCCTCTAACCTCTTCCAGTTTATGTCCGTAGTCGGCTTTGTATTGGTCTATTAGACCAAGTGAAGGAGTCATTAGATATGCTGATTGAAACTGATTCTGTATTGTCATGGCAACTGCCGATTTACCAATTCCTGTCGGGGCTTGAAGAACAATGTTATCAAAATCGTCGTTTTGTAAAGCCCAATACATTACAGAGAGGGCATCATCTTGATACTTTCTCGGTGTCGGCATTGGGAAGTCGGGGCGTATCTCATCCCATTTGTCAGGCAGTTTTGCCTTACTTGGTATATTAATACGGACTACCGACATATCCTATACTAAATTATCCACCTATTTAATTTGTTAGTCTGTGGCATAGTCTTGCCACGACTCTGTGGGTGTTTATTTTTCTTCCAGTTGCAGTAGTTATATTTGCATTTTCAATATCGGATTGAAGGTAAAGAACCTCTCTTAATTCTCTATCCGCATCACTTGCTGCTACATTTTCCGCAGTAGTGTTGTAAATGTCATCTAAGTAATCTTGCTTGTGTCCTACATATTCGTCATATTCGTATTCGTCTTGGCTCATTTCTGTTCCCTCTGTTTAATCGTAGCAGTCGCCCCTATATAATACTATCTCATATATTTATTATCAAGAGTTTAAATACAGTCAGGTAAAAAATTGCTACCCTAACTTCCATTGGAGGCTATTGACCACGATAACATCAAGGCCAACCGGCTATGCCTTCACCTGTATTTGTATTCTCACCGATTGACATTGTAGCACCGCCAACAAACGGATAATACAACTTACTTCCAAAGTGCGGGGTTGAATACCAAGACAATTCGTTAGTAGTCCATCGTAAATCTATTTCTCCGGCATTGTGTCCGTGAAACTTTTGATACCTCAACTGTGGAGAGGAATGAGTAAAGTCCTCATGCCCTGCCATAGTTTGAGCCGATGATGCGGGCGAGTATTTTCCAGTCCTTGAATCGTAAGCCATAGATGGCACAGACAAAAATCTCAAATTTACATCACGGGCAACAGAACTAAAACTACCACTTGGTTTTGATACCTCAACTGTTGGGATAAATAATTCCATAAAATGAACCCGTTCACCATGCGCTATACTTACATTCAGTCCACCGTCAGGCCAACTCATCGTTATATTTTCATCAAAGCCTTCTAACTGTGCGCTAGATGGAGTTCCAACCCATTGAAACGGTGTAGCAGTACCGGCTTGTGTTGCTTGTGTTCCAGTTCCAGTAAATACTCTTGGATTCCCTGTATTGATTCGGGGTATTGTAAAACCAAATACCATGTGCAACTCATCTTTGTCCGATATTGTGGTTGTCATGTATCTATATTGGTAATTAAGTCCGGCATATATACCATCCCTGCTTTGATTAACTAAACTCATGTAGGACATTCCCGAACCCGATACAAATCTCTTAGACCAATCTTCTTTTGTTTTCCAAGATACAATGTATGATGAATACTCCGCCGAGCCTCCGCTTTGCCACCCAGTAACATAAGCAATATCATCTGTGTCAATGACTGCATCATAGTAAGTTATAGGATTTCCTGCAAAATCCGTATTTGCCCCTAAAATTATTGTAGCGTTTTCTCTATCAAATTCAAACCTTCCCGATGGTGTTAAGTCTTTAATGACTTTTCCATAATTTGCATAAATTGAAGTGTGACTCAAATTGCCATAAGCAGTAGCAAAGTTGTAATTATTTCCGAGATTATAATTCGCCCCTCTATAAAATACAACGGGGAAGTCATCACCTTGTAAACACACTTTGGGTTTATCACAATCGTATGTATAATGTCCTTTTGTCATAGTCATGGTGCTTACCTGTGCATCATTAACGGGTCGTCTTGAAACAACTTGCCAAGTTTTATTTTGTTGAAAACTTGAACCGCCGGTTGAACCGTTGCCCGAAGCCAACAAAGGCCATGATGTTTCATTTTCTAATTTTAATGTGTAAAGAATTTGACTCCCTGCCGGTATTGCGCCATAATCACGCTCAACAACTCTGCACACTAAATGCAACCTATTTTTGGAGTCACAAACTAAACTTGGTTCTCTCAAATCCCAATTGTTTGACCCCCCAACCAAAACTGGCGTGTGAGCCGACCAATCCCAAGAATACACTAACTCCGGTTGGGTAGTAACTAAATCCCTCTTAGCGTATGTATAATACAAAACATGCTGACCATCTGGTTTTTTAATTTCAACAATTGCATGTATTGTTCCGTTGCTATCGGAAGCAAATGCCGAACCATGTTGTCTGTAATTTGTTGGTGTGCCACCGACAATCACCTTCAAATGTGGTCCGACTTCATCTTTTCCATCGTGGATTTGATTATTAGTGACCTTGACTGACTTCCTATTCCAAAACAAGTCCGAATGAGCGGGTTTAGAATAATGAGTCCATACTGGTATGTTATCTGTTGCTGATTTTGCTGAACGGTCTAAACTAAATGTATGTAATGTTCCATCTGGAGTTCTCACAATTCTTTGACCCATACCCAAGCCGTAACCATCGTCTAAGTTTGTATTAGCACCTGCGGTTGATTGATTATGTGTAGGAACTCCAAGATTTGAATTTTGACTTCTTTCAAATGGTGTATATACAGTCATTGAAGTATCTTCATAACCACTTCCCCTTGCACTCACAATGCCTCCACTATCCCACACTGCCCTTATTGAGTTAGATAGGTGAACATCAACCGATGACTGCAATTGTTCTGCCGTTGCTATGTAATCGTGCTTGTTCATAGAATCAATATTCCCAAGTAATGCCGGAGAATATCTTTCATTTGCTACATGGAGAGCATCATAGTCTGTTCCTGTATTTATGGGAATAGCCCCTGCATGGAAAAACTCTGTTGGGTGGTCTTTCCAAAATTCTGAGAAAGTGGGTTGTAACAAGTTTGTTCCACCCGTCTTTCTTGGCTTGCCAAGTATTCTTGCATTGGCGTTTAATTCCGCCTGTCCTATTTCAATTGATGACAATGTGGATTCCATATTCCAAAGATTAGTTCTAAGATATGGTTGAGCAATATAAGGTGACATTGAAGATTGAGCAAAATTAGTCGGTGTCTGTCCTTTTATTCTTCCAATCAAAGGATTGTTTTCTAAGTTGTATCTGTGCAACGGTAAATGTAATTCAAGGTCTAAACTATTCTTGGCCTTCGCTCTTGCTCTAACCTGTATTTTTTCAGGTATTAGTAATTCTAATGGTATCTCATAACCAAGACCCGCATTGACTTGCTTCCATACCCTGTCAGGTTTGAAAGGATGGTCGGATGACATTATACCATAATGCAACGGTCCGTGATGTGAAATACCAATCATACCACCTGTAAATTGACTAAGAGTTGCCCCCTCGTCGCTTACATCGTTTGCATAGAAGTTTTTCCATAACCCAGTTGATTGAGTTCCAATGTGAAGTCCTTGAACCCCAACTGCTTGAGGTTGATTTGAATAAAATTGAAGCCCGTTACTAACTGTTGTATCATATAATCCTTGTTTGAAAGACCATCCCGCCCAACCCAATTCTTGATGTGGATTAGCACCTGCGCCAAAGTCAGCAAACCCAATTGTAGTAGGATTGTAATGTGTTTGGAATAAGTGCTTATAGACTGCATTTAAATTATCCCAATGACGGAGAATATCATACGCTTGATATGTATCACCCGTTATTGGATTCATCATAGAAAAGTTAATTGTCGGTTGATAAAATGGATAACCGCTAACTGGTCTTGTCAATTTTGCATCAACATAAAACATCTTATCTTCATCTTTTTCAACATCAATATTTGCATCAGTAAATAATTGAGTCATCAAGGTTGAAGGTGAAGATGTGGATTGTCTATACAACAAAAAATCTTCTAACTGTAAGTGTGGTAAACACTTGGCAAAATTTGGATAAGACATACGACACTCTGGATAAGAACCGTAAGTAATTGGTATTGCTTTTTGACCGCTCTCTTGAAACCAATATGCCAACTGTGAACCCGACCAAAAACCAACATCACGCTTCCAATTGTGATATGAATTTCCATCTTCGGTTTCAACATCAAAAATGTATGGGTTTGATTGTAACTCATATCTTAGTGTTGGTTTAAAGTCCAAAGTTATATTTTTACCATCTCTTGTGAAACTAAATAATTTAGAGCCTTCAACCTTTCTTGCTTTTTTGTTATTAAATAATAACACAAGACTGCGAGCATAAGTGTCACCTAACATGAAATTCCATGTTGGAAGTCCTGAAAAATTTGACAAGCCCCCTACATAATGTGTACCCGTTGCTATATCGGGCAAAGGTGGTCCACTTGTTGTAATTTCAACACCAAGAATCGGGTCAAAATGTGTAGTGCTTGTGTCGGCAGGTATTGTATTTCTTGATGAAATTATTGGCTTACATACCCCGTTGTGATAATAATACCCCGCAGGGCAACGGCCATTTTGAGCAATATCTGGTTGAGGCGGATAGCCGATTAAGGGTGAAGGGTAATCTAAAGTGGTGTCAATCCTATCACGATGAATAGCCAATATCTTCATTCTTCCATCTTCCATAATTTGAAAATCTCCAACATGAAGAGTCGGGTGTTTCATTGGTTGGTTGTTAGTGTTTAGAGAATGTCTTGGATGCTTCATAAAAGCCTTATTTTCGACACCAAGATAGCGCATAGCCTCTATCTGTGGGAATACCCATTCATGTACGCTCCAACATGCGGCAGGTTGTTGTACTCGTCTAATTTTGTCTTTATCGTAACCATGCGAATGAGCAAGGTCATATGATTGATTGGAATTAATTTTTTTGATGAAGTTCACATCACCTATCAATGACTTCCCTAAATACCATTTATCCAAAACTCCTTCAACGGACATTTTTGTTGTATAAAACGGGTCTTTGAATGGGGAGTATTTGAAAATCACCATCTCCGGTCCGTCAGGAATTGCAGCAGCACCGGCAGCCCCTCCGCCCGCTTTGATTTGTCCTGTTCCATAGATTTGTGAATTTAGATGTGCCATTTCAATAACATCGGTGGCAACAAATAATTCGTCATTAAAAACATCAGCCGACCAATGATGGGAAATACCCCCTTGTTGATAGAAGCCACCTGCCTCTATTGCGCTCGATAACAAAGGCACTTCGGCAAAGCCCGCACTGGCGAGCGGTTTGAATGGCGTTAGTTGAATTAGGTTGAATTGTCTTGGCATAACACTATTGACACAATAACTATCATTTGTTGAATTTATTTTTGCTACATCTGCACCATCAACATAAATGCGCTCTAAGTCAGGGTTTAGTCTAAATATGGCATGATAGATATAACACCCCTCATCTTTTAAATTTAGATTGACACTTGTTCTTGCTTCCGGTGCATTTCTTTCTTTTGGTACTCCCAATTTTGAATTTGATGCTGATGCTGATGCTGACAATCTGGTTCTTGGTGCAAGACTAACTAACACATGATAATCAACTAATGGTTTATTGAATTTTGAATTTGTATTCGGTTGAGGGTGTGAATTTCCTTTTTCAACGGTGACTTCTTGATAATTAACTAATGCAGGAACAATTTGTATTTTAGTCGGTATCATGTTTTTCATAAAGTCCTGACTCAAACTACTGGTCTTTGTATAGTTTCCTCCATTCAAATGTCCGTTATCTCCGAGAATATATCCCACTGGCTTAACTAATTGTTGGGTTGTTCCGTCTGTTGGTGGAGTTTGTGAAGTGTCTAGTGTTATTGGAGTTGAACCACTTACCCATCTTGTACTTCTTCCAAGTGCAAATTTACTAGCATTATCACTTCTAGTATCATTCGATTCATAATAACTTGCACTCTTAATAGAATCACGATTTCCAGTGGTAGTCATGGCCTCTGTAATTGGTGTGATATAAGCACCGTCTGTACCATATCTGTACGCTCTATCGGCTAGTGATTGAGTTCGATAGGCTTTACTGTTCCTTCTTGGCGAAGTTCCAGAATGAACTTGAATATTTATACCTGCAAAAGTTCCTAAATCGTCATCCGACCAACCCGACTGTGCATCTTCCGATACGGACATAAAAGCAGTTGCCGTAAAGATTCCTTCATATCCTATCAAACCGCATGAGTCCATGACACATAGGTTGCCTAAATCGGGTCGGCCAAGTGGTCGCCAAAGCATTTCGCCAGCATCGGCAGGAGTATTGTTTGAATCGCTAAGAAAATCATTAGTTCCAATGTATTGTATTGTTTCATTGAAAGGTATTGGTTCTTGGGGCATAGATGAAGTTGTTTGGCCGCCTAATCCATCGGGTTGAGAAATGGGTTTGTAA